GGTCATCGGGCAGGACTACCTGAGCCGCCGTGGCCGCTACGAGGTGCGGTCGGGCCGGGCCAACTACCGCCCCCGGGGTCGCGCGACACAGGTCGGCGGCCGCCTGAAGGGCGAGATCCGCGGCGAGCCGGCCACCATCGAGGGCCGGGTCGTCTCGTCTAGGGTCGTATCGCCGACGCCATACGCGAAGCATCAGGAGTTTGGGAACCGGCACAACCCGGCCCACCCCTACATGCGACCCGCGGCGGCCGAGGGACGACCGGTTGTCACCAGTCAGATCACGGAGGGCCTGTTGAGCGCCGGCAATGCCGCTGCTCGAGGGGGCCAACGGGTCGCTGAGATCCGATCGAAGTTGATCGCCGAGGTGAGCTGATGCCAGCACCAACCACCACGGCGCCGATCAAGCGCGCGTTGGTTCGTTCCCTGCGCGCGATCCCGAGCTGGGGAGCCGCCGTGCCCGGTGGTGTCCACCAGTCTCTGGCCCCGAGGAAGCAGCGTTACCCGTTCGTGACCTACAACCTGCTGCCGGCAGTCCGTGACTACCAGTTCGACGGGATGCAGCTCACGACGGACGTCGACGTCTTCGCCTACTCGGAGAACGCGGTCGACGCTGAGAACGTCGACTCGCTCATCGCCGCTCATCTTCAAGATGCACCGCTCGCGGTGGATGGGCAGGTCCTCCTCTACTGCCGGCGTGTCGCCGACGTCAGCAACCCGCAGACCGACGCGCGGGGCCGACGCATTTACCAGATCGGCGGGACGTACCGGATCACCACCGACCAGAACCTCTAAGTCACGCTCTTCCACGAGCGACCGCTCACGGCCTGTCGGACAGCCTGATGGCTGACCCCGTACTTGCGGCCGAGGACGGTGAAGGGCACGCCGAGCGCCCGGAGCTCTCGAGCTTCACGGACCTGCTCGACGGACAGCTTGTGCCACGGGATCCGTTCCCCCTCGGTGTTCGTTCCGTCTCGCTTTCGATCCCGGTTGTTGTCGCCTTTCGTTCCGGTGCTCAGGTGCCGATCGTTGACGCAATGCCGGTTCCGACAGGAGTGGCGGAGCACGACGCCCTTGGCGATCGGCCCGTGTTCCCAGATCCACGCGACTCGATGCGCGTCGACGGTGTTCCCGTCGAGCCAGAAGCTCCCGTAGCCGGTCTTGGGCCTGATCCCTCCCGTCCAGAGATGGCAGGTGTCGGGGCCCCCGGAGCGGTCAACGAGAGCCTCGAAGCGTTCTCGAGCGGGCGTGCGGTCGTAGACACCCTTCGGCATGGCAGTACCTCCTGCCCAGCATCATATCGACAGAGGTTGCAAAGGTGGCAGCAGGCTCGAACCAAAAGTTGCACGGGAAGAACGGCGCGATCTACATCGGTGGCCCCAAGGGCTCCGGGATCAAGGTCACGTCGAAGACCGAGTGGACGCTGAACCTCGGCCGCGACTACGTCGACAGCACCGTGTTCGGTGACGTCAACAAGACGTACCTCGTCGGCCTCCGCGACGTGCAGGGCCAGTTCGCTGGTCTCCTCGACACGTCGGGCGACATCATGATCAACCAGACCACGTCGGACGCGGTGGACATCTACCTCTACGCGGACGACACCAACCTGAACCCGACAGGTCAGCCCATCCTGATCGCGTTCGGCCCCGGACTGGTCGACGGGTCGATCACCGCGGCGAACAACGACGCGATCAAGGCAACGGGCAACTTCCGCGCCGCCGGCGCGTGGAGCGTGTTCACGAGCGGGACCCTCAGCTAAGCTCCCCCTAGCCGGGCGACCGGCTACGAGGGAGGGCGAGTGGCCCAGCAGCAGCTATTCGGCCGCATCGAGGGTATCGGCGGCGGGATCATCGTCCCGTTCATCGGTATCCACGTGGCGACCATCACCAACTGGCGACTTGTGCAGCGTGGAGCTGACGGGCGGGATGCCGCTCTGTACAACCTCCACGCTGCACTTTCGTTTGTGAACCGGGCCATCTGGGATGACCCGGAATACGAGAAAGAGGTCACCGTCGAGCTCGGTCGGAACCGGTTGCGGTACCGGATCGAGCAGGCGGAGGGCTTCAAGACCGCCCTGACGGGCAAGAGCCTGACGATGGAAGGGGTCACACCGTGCCGGATCGAGCCGTGAGGCCAAGCGCCGCGGACTACGACGAGTCGCCGCGGGTCGAGCGCCACAAGTTTCGTGGCCGCACGTACACGTTCACCGAGCTCTCGATCGCCGACTACGACAAGCTCGTGGCGCAGGCGACGACGAAGGACGAGGCGACCGGGATCGAGCGGCAGGACGACATCGCCCTGATGAAGCTGCTCGTCCTCAAGACCGTCGACATCTCGCCGCGCGAGTACGCCAACGCCGGCACGCGCATCATCCTGTCGTTGAACAGGATTGTGCGGGACATGCACTATGGCACCGAGCCCGAGGAGCTCATCAAGGACGATGACTCCGACGACGCCAAGAGCGACAACAACGAAGGGGACAGCCCGGGAAACGGCGAGTAACGACTCGCGAGCTGATCTGGGCGATCGCCGCCCACCTCCATGTCCTGCCGTGGCAGGTAGCTCGCCAGCCGTTCCACTCGTACTGGGCGATCCGCTGCGAATACCTCATCGCCGCCAAGCGGGAACGCGAGGCAATGGCGAGGGTGAAGGTCTCGGCCGATGACGATGAAGACCACGACATCGACAAAGAGCTCGGGATCACGGGTTCGTAGATGACCGAAGGCCGCTCTGAACAGGTAGGCGGGATCGCCCTCGGCCTGTCCCTCGACACCGCTGGCTTCAGCGCCGGCGTCTCGAAGGCCAAGGCCGAGCTGGCGTCTCTCGAAGCGACCCCCGTCCGAATACGGGCCGAGATCGCCGCGCCCGCTCGCGCGCAGGAGCTCGACGTCCGGGCCAACCTGTCCATCGACCGGGCTGCCATTCAGGGCTTCCGCTCCCAGATCGAAGCGGCGATGAAGGGGCTCGGCGACGCCGGCCACATCCCGATCCAGATCACCCTCGGGCGGATCAACTACGGCGCCATCCGCTCCGAGATCGCGGCCGGCATCGGTGAGGTCCCGATCAAGGTCACGGTCGCCGGCGGCGGGAGGGACAGCCCCTCGGCGATCGTCGCGGCCACGGTGGCCGAGAGCAGTGGCGCCAGCAATCAGGACGCCACGACGCTCGTCAAGAACGCCACCCGCAAGCGTGGCCTCGAGCCCCGGGCGATGGGCGGGCCCGTGCAGCCCGGTGGCCGCTACATCGTCGGGGAGTCCGGGCCCGAAGAGCTCACGATGCACAACCGGGGTGGCTACGTCCGCCCCATGCACGCCGGCGTCGGTGCGCGCGCCTACCGGGCGACGCAGCTTCAGGGCGGCGGCACGTTCGGGCCCGGCGGCCAGCCGGAGCGCGGGTACGCCGTAGGCCTCTCGTCGGGATCGCCCAATGTCGTGCCGGCCGGTGACGCCCGGGGCTTCCTGCGTGCGTACCACTCGGTCCAGCGTCAGGGCGCGCCCTACGTCGGCACGTGGCTCCACGAGGGCGAGATCCACGTCGACCCTGCCGACGTCCTGACTCGGCGTCGGCAGGCCAACATCCTCGCTGCCCGGAACGCCCAGATCGCCTTCTACGACATCACCCGCGGCGAGGAGATCGGTACTCAGCGCCGGCGCAACGACCCGTCACCGGGCCAGATGGGCCTCGGCTTCAGGGCCACCGGTGGCGCAGCGCGCGGGACCCGCGCGTCGGTCGACACGTTCATCGAGAACAAGGTCGTTCGCGCACACGCCGACAAGCTCAGGGAGTGGAAGGACAACCTCCTCGCCCACGCTCAGGGGATCCCCAAGGCGCTCGCTGACTCCGCACGGGACTGGTACCAGATCGCCCGCGCACAGGCGATGGGCGACCTCGCCGACTTCGGCAAGCAGGGGCTGGGCGACGTCGGGATCGGCGCGTTCGCGGCGGCGAGCCCCGGGCAGCCGTGGCCCAACAACCGCGCCATCCTGCGCTCGATCCTCGGTCAGGGCACCGCGCCCCACTCCACGGTGCGCCTTGACGTGCCGGGCTTCGGGCCTACGCAGGCGACTGCCCCCTACGGGTACGGCAACTGGGCCAAGGCCGCCGAGATCGTCAAGACCGGCAACATCGCGGGGCTGTCGGGCCCCAAGGTCACGCCGTTCTTCGGCAACCTCTCGGGCAAGGATCCGGATGCGTGGACGCTCGACGCTCGCCAGATGCGGATCGCGTCGAAGAACGAGATCACCAGTGCTCCCGGCGGCGGCTCGTGGCAGCGCCTCGTGCTCGAGCAAGCCCACGAGGAGGTCTGGCCGGACTTGCAGCGGATGTGGGGCCTCAAGCACCGCAGCGAAGCACAGGCTGTCCTGTGGGCTGGCTACGGCCGCGGCGAGGACCTCGGCAACGACTGGAAGCGCACCTCCAGCCACATCCTGATCCCGCGCCACCCCGGCATCAGCGTGCCGCTCTCGCGCGCCGGCGGCGGCTTCACGCACGCCAGCGAGGCGTCGGCCCTCGCCCGGCTTCGCCAGATCACCGACCAAGGCGGCCGGATCCTGCCGGGCTTCACCGACGAGGCCCAGTCGATCAACCTCCAGATCGAGCAGATGCGGATGGCGAACCGCAACACGTTCGAGTCGCCGTGGGCCCGGCGGATGCGCGAGAGCCGGGGCGTCGCGAAGGAATTCCGCATGGCCGGCGGCCGCGCCCGCAAGGAGACCCCGTTCTGGCGCCAGACGGTGCGCGACTCCTACGGCCGGCTCATGCCGCGCGCGTTCTCCCGGGACGAGGGCGACCCCCGGTACCAGCAGTGGGCCCGCGGTCGCGGCCTCGACGAGACCCTCGACTTCCTGAGCATGTCGAACCCGATGAGCGCCGGCGACCCGGGCGTGTTCCCGGGCGAGGGCATGGGCCCGTTCACGCATCGCATGGCCGGCGGGATCTCGCGCAAGTACGTCGTCCACGACCCCGACGGGATCCACGGCCGTCCCTCCCAGTACCTCGCAGGGTTGATGGAGGGCCTCGACGTCCGAGTCTCGGCGATGAACGCCAGCCTCGGCAACGGCCGCTACGGCTTCGATGGCGCCGGCAACCAGATCCACGACTGGTACGGCCTGAACGCCCGCAAGGGCCACCGGATCCACGTGGAGGCAGAGGGCGCCGACGCCGAGCGTGCCCACGCCCGGATCAAGGGCATCCTGAGCTTCGACCCCTACGAGTCGCGTGGCCGCACCTACGACCCGGCGGAGCGGGCGTCGGGTTTCGCCGACTTCGACCCGGGCATCGGCTCCGAGTACAAGCGCCTGTACCACCGCCTGAACAAGCTGGCGACCGGCGGCTACATCGTCGGCGAGCGCGGGCCGGAGCTGTTCGTCCCCAAGAGCCTCGAGAGCGTGATCCCGCCCGACGTCATGGCCCGGCTCCCGAAGAAGGCCGACGGCGGCATCGTCGAGATCGGCAAGAAGCCGTTCAGCTACTTCGCCCCGCCCGAGGATGGCTGGATCATCCCCAACCACCTCCGCAACCGGATCCCGCACGCCGAGGGCGGCGCTGACTTCAGCACCCGCGGCCCCGGTGGTCGGTTTACGGGCAGCCGGCGCCGACGCCCCCCGTATGGGGTGGCGGCCGGGGAGGAGACGTCTCCTCGTGGGCCAGATCAGTATCCCCGGAGTCAGGTCGAGGCCCAGATGGCGGCACAGGCTGCCGCTGAGACCGCCGCGAGCGCGCAAGAGATCCGCCCACGGACGCCCTACGTCCTGCCCAGTGAGATCCACGCTGCGTCCGACGCGCTGCGCCGCGCCCCCGGCAGCTATGGCTTGACGGGAGGCAGGAGCTCGATCCGGAGCGCGGCCGCCAACATCGGCTCGTTCTTCCTCGGCAACCGACAGGCAACGGAGCAGGCACGGCTCGAGGCCCAGAGACAGCGCCGGGACCTGACCGGGCTCGAGGGTGAGCAGGGCCGGCTTGAGGGTGCCCGGTTCCAGTCCGAGGCGCACCTGCACCACCTTCGGGACACGCAGGAGGTCACCCCAGAAGGTCCGGAGTACGACGCCCTCACGAAGCGGGTCGACCTTGCCTCGAAGGCGTTCCAGCGCGATACGGACGCAGTCGCGGCAAACGCGAAGCGGATCGAGCACCACACGCAGTTGACGGAGGAGGCCGAGAGGAAGGCCCAGCCGGGCGGCAGGAACATCGCCCAGAACCTCTTCGGCATCGGGGCGGGTGTCGCTGGGTACCAGATCGCCCAGCAGGGCATTTCGGCCGTTCTCGATGCCGCCCTGCCGGCGGCCGAGAAGTGGATCGACATGATGACGGGGTTCCACTCGACGGCGTCCCGGGTCACGACCGACATCGCCAAGCAGACCGAGGCGCTTCACGGGAACGCTGACGAGGCGCTCGCGAGCGCGGCCGCCACCGCCAACCTGTCGTCGGCGACTCTCGACTACCTGAGCGCGAACCTCAAGACCACCGTCAGCGTCAAGGCGGGCGCGCAGGCCCAGCAGCAGGCGGAGGACCTGTTCCGAGCAGCCTATGGCGTCCAGCAGGGCAAGCCGCCCGAGGGGCTCTACGGTGGGTACGGTGGGATCGGCGGTAGTTCCCTCTTCGCGAACCAGTTGGGCGGCGGGCCCGGGTTCACCGAGCAGGTCTACGGCGGCCTCGAGGCGATCCAGAGCAAGGCCCCGAAGTCGAACCTCTTGGACAATCTCAGCACTGGGCTGACGTTCGCCACCGACACCGGGGTCCGCAATTCGGTCCTGAATGCCCAGAAGGAGCAGGGCGGCGGGCTCTTGGCGGGCGCCGGCGATGCGCTCGGGCTCCTCGGCGACGCCGCGAACCTCAACGTCGGTGGGTTCACATCCCGGATCACCGGTCAGGCGAATACCGGGAGCCCGATCGACATCGGCGGCCTCATCGGCGACATCGCAGGGCTCAACTTCGGCGGGATCCAGTCTCGGGTGGCGGCCTCGGCGGGCCAGCCTGTTGCTGCCGGGCCCTACGACGCGACCGCGGGGCTGTCACCCCAGCAGGTTTCAGCGACCACGGCCCGGATGAAGGAGCTCACCAGCGCCGCGCAGCGTGGTGCCTCCGCTGTCGCGGACAGCCTGCAAGACGTGACCTACTCGTTCGCGAAGTCGCCGCAGGAGCTCAAGCAGGCCGCCGACGCAGCGGCTGCCGCGGGGGACCTGCAAGGCTATGCCGGGATCATGCAAACGGGCGTGGTGGCGCGCGTCGGCGGACAGGTGGTCAACGAGAAGCAGTACCAGAAGGTGGCCGAGCAGACAGCGGTTGGGGCCGGCATCCCGGACATCCAGACGTTGGCGGCCGCGAACGCCCAGCAGCTCCGGGCCCAGCTCGCCACGAACGCGGCCAACGTCGCCATCCAGACGGGCGTGCGGGTCCCGGCACAGCTCGGGATGCAGCTCGCTGCGAACCCCCTGATCAACCCGGCAGCCGGTGTCCTGCCGTCACCCGGATCGGGTGTCTCCTCGGGCTTCTCGTCGGGCGCGAGCTCCGACATCAACAGCTCCCTCGCCCGGGCGAACGAGCTTCAGGGCCAGCTCAACAAGCAGGCGGACGCCGGGCTCAAGATCGCGCACGACACGGTCGCGGCCAACGGCGGCAACGTGAAGGTCTTCGACGACGCGATGACGTCGGTCAAGGCCTTCGGCACGGAGATCGCAGGGCTCCAGACCCAGATCGACTTCACCCAGAGCACGCTCTCGGCGAAGCAGTTCGCCAACCAGATGTTCTTCCTGAACCGCCAGCTCTCCGACGCGCAGGGGCTGGCCGGTCAGGCCGGCGGGGCGAACAACCTCGGCGCGCTCCAGCGCCAGAGCTTCATGATCGGCCGCGAGCAGCAGTCGCTGGGCATGGGCCTCCAGCAGCGCCAGATCACGACGGCCGTGGCCGTCGCGGGCTTCCAAGCTCCCGGCGAGAGCCCCGAGGAGCGGTACGCCCGCCGCGAAGAGGCGCTGGCGCAGGCGAAGATCCAGCAGCGCCAGCTCAACCTCAACCGCCAGCAATTCGGTGTGCAGGGCCAGATCTTCAACGTGTCGGCGCAGCGCGGTGTCGGCGACGCCCAGCGTGGGATCGCGATCGCGACGGCCGAGCACGATGCTGCCGGCGTCATCGCCGCGAAGAGCAAGGAGATCGCGGCCGCGCAGGCCAACCAAGCTCAGGCGTTCGCGACGGCACAGGCCCAGCTCGACGGTGGGCTCAACAATCTCGGCACGAAGCTCTCGGCGGCCGCCGAGCTCATGGCGCAGGTCCCGGGCACCACGCTCAGCGCCGCGATGACCGCGATCGACAAGGTGCTCAACGGCAAGGGCGGCATGGCCGACATCGCGCAGCGGTACGAGACGGCCCTCTTTGCGAGCATCCCGGGCTACACGGCCACTGGTCCAACCCAGCAGCAGCAGGACGCCAAGAAGACCGGCAGCAGCGGGCTCCACGCAGCAGGCTTCCTCGGTACGACCCGCGGCGCGATGTCGATGACCGTCGGCGAGGCGGGCTCCGAGACCGTCGCGATCCTGCGGAACCCGCGACAGATGATGATCGGGACGGGCGGCGGCGGGGGCGGGGGCGTCACGGTCATCGTGACCGGCAACACGTTCTCGGGCCGGGAGGACGAGGCACGTCTGGTGCAGCGGATCACGCGCGCTGTTGAGCAGGGTCTCGGTCGCAAGGGCCAGCTCATGGGCCTGCGTGGTCCGGCGCATTGACGCAGGAGCTGTGGTCGGGCCAGTCGAACCCACTGGATCCCAACCGGAAGACGTTCAAGAAGATCCGGATCTGGATCAACGGTGCCGACTACGCCCTGAAGTACGTGGTGTGGCAGCTCTCGAGCTTCGACATGGCCGCGAACGCCACGCCCGCGACAGGGCAGATCACCCTGAAGGACCCCAAGCGCGAGCTCGACTTTCAGGGCGGCGAGACGGTCAAGGTCGAGATCGACGACGAGCTCGTGTGGACGGGCTACGTCTTCACGATCGGACGCGGGTACTGGTTCGCCGACTACGTCGGGAGCCAGAAGGTGTCAGGCCGGCGCTGGGATCTCGGCCTCGTCGACCTGAACATCCTGTTCGACAAGCTCTACATGTACAACCACGCGCACCCGGACCACTTCCCCGACGCCGGCGGTGACTTTCCGGGCGGCGTGGTCCCCGTCGGGACGACCGATCGCCAGTACCTGATGGGGGTGCTCAAGGACACCGACATCAACCTCGTGCGCCCGCCGATCAACACCACGTCGCGGGTGAAGGAGACCTCGGTCATCGTCGCCGGGCCCGACAAGGGCCAGCTCATGGGCGCCGGCGCCGTCCTGCGCGCGCTCCTCGTCGACATCGCCGGCAACGCGAACAAGGCAGCTCAGGGCTCGATCGTCTGGTACATCAACCCGGCCGGCTACCTCGTGTACACGGCTCTGGACACGAACGTGGCGCCCTTCGCCGTGACTGACGATCCGCTGGTGAACCCGGGCGTCGCGGTGCGCGGTCTCCAGCTCACCTCGAGCATCGCGTCGATCAAGGACGACGTCATCGTCTTCGCGACCGAGCTCGACCCTGATCCGGCGAGCAAGCAAACCCAGTTTCGGTTCCGGCGCTACACGAACACCGCCTCGATCGCCAAGTACGGGCGGTTCCAGTACGCCGAGAACGAGCCCGGCTACCTTCAGGACAGCGTCGATGCGCGGGCGATCAAGATCCTGACGCAGGAGGGCACGCCGGCCCAGAGCGCGACGTTCACGATCTTCCGCCCCGGGCTCTACCCGGGCCAGATCGTCACGGTCTGGTCGCGCCCGTGGAAGTACGGCCAGAACCTGCCGATCCGCTCGATCCGCCTGACGTTCCTGACGCCCTCGTTCGCCCAGTGGGACGTGGTGGCGAGCTTCGACACGCAGGACCCGTGGGGCCTGATCATGGCGATGCGCCGACCGCCGACCCGGGGCTTCATCCCGCCCCGGTTCTCCGCGGTCAGGCTCAAGCCCGGCGACCCGACGCCGGCGCGCCCCACCTACACGTACATCTCCGAGGAGCCGAAGTCGCTGGGCGGCGACGTGTACCAGACGAGCTACGGCTACATCCGGTACTCGATCGCCGTCCACGTCGGTGGCCTGCGCGGGATCTCGAAGGAAGACGGCAGCTCAGGCGACGAGCTGTTCTTCTGGGAGAGCTCGCCCCAGAAAGGCCTGTTCAAGCTGCTCTCGCCGTCAAAGGGCAGGGTCTACGTCCAGTACCACGTTGCGAACAACCTCTGATCCGTACACTGGCCTGCGGGTGGCATGAGGGAGTGAGATGACGGCCTTTCAGGACGACATCGACAACGCGGAGGAGATCACCGACCTGCGCGGGTCGATCGCGACCGACATCTCGGCGTTCGGTCCCGATACCGGCGCGTGGTCGGACCCGACTGACCTCACGAACAACCAGTCGGCGTGGGTCAGGCTGACGATCTCCGAAGCGTCGCTGGTCCTGCTCGACACGACGGGCTCGCTCGATGGCAACACCCCGTCGCTGCCCCTCGACACGGAGCTCGCCGTCTACTCAGGCACGCCCTCGGGCGGTCTGACGCTGATGGGCTCGAACGATGAGGGCAGCACCACGCCGTCGGGCTCGAGTGAGCTGTCGCTGCCGCTGGCCGCGGGCACGTACTACATCGAGGTCGACTCCTACAACAACGACGGCCTGATCTTCGTGCTCAACTGGGTCGTCGTGCCCCTGAGCGCCCACTCGTCGGGCGTCTCGGTCTCGATCAAGGACGCCGACGGCAACCCGCGCCCGGTGGACGTGGTCCTGACACCCGATGGGCAGGTCCGGCAGGTCGTCGCGATCGCCGGCATCGTCCAGACCTTCGATCAGTCCAGCAGGCTGGCAACGACCGTGCCCCTGCTGGGCAGTGGCTCCCGGTCCGCCACGACTAGCACGCCCACGACGAGCCGGGCGGCGGACAACAACACCGGTGCCCAGAAGAACGGCGGCGACTTCGTACTGCGCGTGACCGCGAACCCGGGCGGCGCAGAGACGCTCTCGGTGAAACTTCAGGTGCAGGACAACATCTCGGGCGCTCTCGTCGACTGGGTCGACTGGGGTGTCGTCGTGACCGCGGCCAATGGCACGTTCCACCTCCTGTGCTACCCGGGCGCGATCGCTGCCGACGCTGCCGCCGGCACCAAGGTCAAGGGGCTGCCGCTGCCCAACCAGTTCCAGCTCCTGATCACGCACTCTGGTGGCGGGAGCTGGACCTACGAGATCCGCTGGGTTCCGCTCGACTGACCCATGTCCCTCCTGTTGCTCTTCTCGCAAGAGCAGGCGCCGTCTGGCCCGGTCACGCGCACAGGCCACTTCACGATCGGCGCGTGGGTCGACGCGGGACCGGGGCAGAGCTGGGGCGTCGGCGCGGTCATCGCCGGGCGCACGCGGGCGTTGTTCGACATCGACGCGTACACCGCCCACACGATCCTGATCAGCGCGTGGATCCGACTCGTCCGGGCCTTCGGCATCGACGCTGTTCTCCGGCGCGCGCAGGCCGGCAGCTTCGTCATGGACGCGGCCATCGGCGACCGGCCGAACGTCTGGCTGGTGGACGCCTACAGCGTCCGCAAGGTGCCCGGCAGCTTCCCGGTGAAGGGCTGGCTGGTTGCCCCGGAGCGCGGGGGCAGCTTCCCGCTGGATGCCTTCCTCGTCGGCACCCGCGGTGACTTCGTCATGGACGCCCAGATCTCGTCTCCTGCGACCGTAGGAGGGGCCGTAGAGCTCGATGCGGTCGTCAGCGACACATACCGGCGCTCTGGGTTCGATCTCGGCGCTGTGGTCCATACAGCGGGCTCAGGCGGGCTGTTCGACGTCGAGGCCGTGGTCGCGCTGGTGCCCAGCATTCACAGCTTCCCGGTGGATGCCCTGATCCCGCCTTGGTTCAGCGTCGGTGCGTTCGTCGCCCAGTCGTTCCAGATGAGCGCGGAGATCTGGAAACCCGGCCAGTCGATCACGTTCGACGCGCAGGTGCTGGGTCTGCACTTCGGCTGGGTCGCATTCGATGCGGTGGTCGCACGCGGTTACATCGCGTTCAACGCGGTGGTGAAGGCGAGCCCGCACGACATCATCCCGTTCATCGCGTGGGTGCGCCGGCTCGACCAGAGCTTCGGTCTGGATGCGCGGGTCGCCGACCACTTCGGGATCAGCGCCTACGTCCAGCCGAGCTTCACGGTGGGCGCGTTCATCTCGAGCGACTCGGGCCAGAAATACTGGCCGCCGGGCTCTGGCGGTCCGGGCAACCCGGGCCCGATCGACCCGGGCACCGGCGAGCCGTGGCTGCCGCCTCACCATCAGGTGCGGATCGAGGTCTTCATCGACGGCAAGGACATGACCGCGCACGTCGAGCTCGCCCAGTGCATGTTCGAGCAGCACGCGGGGTCAAGCCCCGGCTCGTTCAGCCTGCCGCTCCGGGGCGCCTTCCCCAAGTACGACGGTGGCGAGGAGATCCGCGTCGACCTCGACGGCTTCCGGCAGTTCGGCGGCTTCGTGACCAACGTCACGCACGGCTACCACTACCCCTACGTGGCCGGCGAGGACAAGGACGAGGCACACCCCAACCAGCAGCCGCTGACGCTGCTCGAGGGCACCGACTTCAACGTGCTCTTCGACCGGGTCTACATCTACAACGTGCCGGACGTCGGGAGCCGGACCCACGGCATCTACACGACGATCGACCCGCTGCCGATGGGCCTGACCGACAAGGAGTACATCTCGGCGGTCCTCTCGAAGTACATCGACCCCCCGTGGCGCCGGCTCTTCGACTTCACGACCTACGTCGAGGTGACCGGCAACAGCCCGAGCCCGGAACAGCCGTTCACGGTCGAGACCGGCCAGACCCTGCGGCAATTCCTCACCAGCCTGTCCCAGATGACCAACGCGATCTGGTACATGGACCCCTACTACGCGATCCACAGCCACAGCCGGGCGAACGCGAACGCGCCGCGGGCGATCACCGACGGCACCGGCACCGACTCAGGCGGCGACCCGACGGGCGGGATCCACTGCCGCGAGCTCAGCGTCGAGTGGACGATCGAGAGCACGATGAACGACGTCACCGTGTACGGCACCCTCGCCGAGACGGTCGAGGGCCAGATCATCTTCAGCCGGCGTCAGGATCAGGACCTGATCGACAAGGTTGGGCTCTGGCAGTACCAAGAATTCCGGTCCGACCTGCACCTCCAGAGCCACGTCAGCGAGCGCGCCGGGATCCTGAAGAGCCGGGCCGACCGGGTCATCCACCGGGCCGTCTGCAAGATCTTCGAGAAGGGCTTCCAAGCCGGGCAGGTCGTGTCGCTGTTCAGTGGCGAGTACGACGTCGCTGAGAACATCCCGATCACGGTCATGTCGATGACCTTCGCCCTGTCGCAGGGGGCCGACGAGGACGGGAAGTGCTACGGCGTCCCGGTCTACGAGCTCCAGATGTCGAACGATCCCGAGCCGCCGTTCAACCTGTACGACGCGCTGCCGTGGGAATTCCACGACCTCGGCGACTCACCGAGCCACCCGCGGTTCCAGATGCCCCACGTCACGCTCACGACAAAGGAGCCCGGCAACACGCTGAAGCCCTGCGTCGACAACGGCTGGGTGCCGCTCTGGGCTCCCGGCGACCCGTTGATCCCCGACGGGTCCATCGTGGTGACCGATCCCATGTCACCTCCGCCGTGGTGCATCGTCGTGCGGATGGCGGGCGGTCCGCAGCCGTTCTCCATCTCCCAGCTCATGCTCCCGGGCGACCACTCCGGGTACAGCGATCCTGCCGGCACCCAGAGCTCGATGTTCGCCCAGCTCGGCTTCATCGGCCACTGGTTCCTGTCGGTTCACGCCCTCGGGCAGACCGGGTCCGGCAACACCACCGACAACTCCCCGACCATCGTCGCGCCCATAACCCCGGGCGTGGACAACTACGCGCGGATCCAGTGCCTGCTCGACGGGACGGTCCGCATTCGCCTCTGGCCGGCAACGAAGAGGGAGCCGGAGGCGTGGACCCTGTCAGCGACGCCGAGTTACCAGCCCGGCGTCGACATGGGCGTCGCCGGCCACCTTGGTCTGGCGAGCCGGCTGGGGATCCAAGGGACTGTGGAGGTCGCGCTCGCTGGCGATCAGGGGAAGGGCTGGGTCTGGTTCGACTCGCTCGGGTACGTCGGCGCGGACCTGATCACGAGCCAGATCATCTACAGCCCGTACCTGCCGTGGACGTGGGGTGTGATCAAGTACCCGGGCGGCACGCGGCCGGCGGGGGTGGACGAAGGGACGGGCGGCAACGTCCTTGACGCCGAGAGCGCCCCCTACAGCTTCCCGCGCGGGGACATCTACGAGATCACCCCGGAGGCAACGCACGGCTTCCCGGGCCAGTTCTCCACCGAATACGTCATGCACCGGTACGACTGGGGCTTCTCCTACGTGCCGAGCACGATCTCGGGCAACTTCGACGATCCGCGGATGCTCCGGGACTGCCACAACTACATCGGTTTCAAGCCGCCGCCCGGGGCGACGCGGTTCCACTTCGAGGCATTCGCCTACATCAACGTGTACGAGACAGGAGCGGCCTCGATCGGCAGCCAGCCGCCGCCGTCGGGTGAGGGCGCGATCTCGTTCGAGGTCCTGCGGACGTGGTACTCGGGGCTGCCCGGTGAGCCGGCGGAATTGCCGATCATGAGCTCGACCTCACCCGACTACAACTACGGGCCCGGGGAGGCCGACCTCGGCCACATCAAGCACGCCTACGGTGTCTCGTACCACGCCGACATCACCGATCAGGAGCTGGTTCAGATCGGCGGCAAGATCACGCTTGCCCCTGACGCCCTGATGAAGAGCCACGGTCCGGGCCCGCTGCTCGTCAATGGCATGAAGCGGGTCGCCGAGCTCAAGCTGTGGAACGTCCGCGTCAGCTTCGAGTGGGATCCGGTGGAGGGCGGCAACAGCGACTCGCTGGGCCCGTGTCTCGAAGACGAGGCGCCCCCTGTACTCGAGCACGGCTGGTTCTCGGAGATGGTCGAGGCCTCCAAGCCCGGTGGCTACTTCAGCGCCAGCCGCCCGGTGGCGCCGGCGACCCTGAACGTCTACCTCCACGGCGTGCTGCTGATGCCCGACGACGACTGGGTTCAGGTCGAGGGCAGCAAGACCCAGTTCATCCTGATCAAGCCCGGGCCACGCTGCCTGCGCCTCGTGTACATGGCGCTGACGGCCGGCATCGAGACGCACCGCTCGACGACCCGAGAGACCAGCCGCAACGTGGGAGCCGACATGGACCGCCTCAACGACGTGCGCCCCGTGTAGGCTGGACGCCGCAAGGAGGTGCCCAGTTGACCTACGAGCAATTCGTGGCAACCGTCGGGATCGTCGCAGTGGTGACCATCCTCGTCGAGGTGATCAAGCGCGCCGCGGCATGGACTGACGAGGCGACAGCTCGCTGGGCCCCGCTCCTCGCGGTCATTCTTGGCGCTGTCCTCGGTGGCGTCCTGTTCGCAGTGGCGCCGGCCACTGTCCGGATCGGACAGGACATCGTGGTCGCGGTCCTCTTCGGCCTCGTGCAGGGCGCCGGCGCGGTCGGCCTCTACGACGTCGGTGGGAAGGGCGTGATCGAAGCGGTCGCGGGATCGCACAACCCTTCCGGTGACGGTCCGGCCACACCCCCAGCCCCCTGAGCGGCGGGTGGCTCGACCGCCCGCACATCGACCCTGAGAAATTCGGAAAGCCGTTCCGCTGCCCCAACGAGCAGTGCGGCTACGGGTGTCTGAAGACGCCCCAGACCCAGTGGACGGGAAAGTGCCCAAACTGCGGATCCCAGCTCATGCCGGTCCCCGGCTCGCCGCCCTCGCCCTCGCGATCTTCTTGATCGCGGCGGCTGACTCCCCCGTGACGACGCCGCTCCCCTCCATCGACCAGATCGTCGGGGCGACGCCGTCGGGCTTGCTCGCGCTGGGGATCTTCGGGTTCCTGCGCGGCTGGTTCATTCAGGGCGACCTGTACGAGCGTCAGGTGGTCCGCGCCGACACCGCCACTGCGGCCGCCGCCACTGCCAACGAGACCACCGCGAACGCCATCAGGACCGTCTCTGAGCTGTCGGCGGCGCACAAGGCGGAGGTAGACTCCCTCCGGGTCGAGCTGGCGCGTCTACAGCCAGCCCGGAAACAGGGGGCCGTCGCATGATGGAGGGCCTGACTCTCCGGTTCCAGATGCCGTGGGTCCGTCGCCAGCGGGCTGCGGTGAAAGGGGACGAGGCGACCAAGGCGGTCGTCGACGCTGCAAGGGACCTGAAGCGTCAGGCCGATGAGGTCATTCGCGCGGCCTACGCGCTCGCCGACGATCGTTTGCGCGAGCAGCGCCAGATCCCTCAGCCGGCAGGGCGGGGCAGTCGGGATGAGGAATGAGTGGCCGACCTCCTGCTCGATCTGCTCGCCGTGGCGTACATCTCGTTTGCCCTGATTGACCTCTACGTCTTCCTGCGGATCGTCGCCCCGGCGCGGGTCAAGCCCCCGATCGACGCACTGACCGCCAGCGCGGTCGTTGTCGGGACCATTCTGGTTGGCGGCTTGATCGGCGGGCTGCTCGGGCTCAACGCGGTGATCCTGAACCTGTCCGACCAGCAGATCCGACTCGTCCCCACGCCCCTCAGCCTGATCCTGCTGGTGGTCGCCCTCGGCGCGCCGTCGATCGGCTGCCTGTTCATGCTCCGCCAGCTCCGCCGCTGGCGCTCGGGGGCCGCCCTGCATCTCCACGCCCGGGGGACAGACCGCGGCACCAGTCTCCATCAGCACCGCCGAGCGACCGATGCTCCTGATGGGCCGGCGGAATTCCACCACGGGCGCGCCACGGACGGGGAGAAGAAGCCATGATCACGATCTCGATCATCCTCGCGATCATCGGGCTGATCTGCGGGATCATCGCGCTGGTGCCGCGGGTCGCCGACAACGTCCCGTGGACGGCTCTGGGCGTGATCTTCGTCGCCCTCGCGATCATCGTTCCCGCGATCGCCAAGTAGGTGTACTTCTCGGACGAGGTCATGGCGGCGACCGCGGAGGCTGCCCGCCGGATCGGGAGCCAGTGGATCGCCGAGGCACCGCTGCGCGTCCACTCGAGCTCGATCGCTGCCGACGGATCGCCGGAGTGGCACCCGTCCTTCGCTCGCTGGCTGATGCGCTCAGAACGGCCGCCGGCGCTGGGCGGCGACGAGACGCTGCGGACGACCCGGGTGATGCGGAAGCTCCGCAAGGTCGCGGTCCGCGAGTACGAGGTCTGCTACCGGCTCCTGATCCTGCACGACACGGTCGCGTCGACGACGCGGTGGCTGAACGAGCGCGCCCGGGCGAACGGCATTCCCCTGCCTCCCCGGCGCGACGTTCACTACGTCGAGAAGGACACGATCGCCCTATTCGTGGTCGGGATCGACTGGGCCGACGCCCACTGGTGATGTTGCACTCAGCAGCCGGTGGAGCAGATCGTGCAGACGTTCTCCGCGCGCGTGATGACCGAGCTCGGGGTAGACCGCCTTGAACCAACGCTGGCCCGGGGGCGCGTCGGGAAGCGAGATCATCATCAGTCGTCGGGCGTCGGGACATTCAGGACGAACGGCGTGTTCTCGCCCATCCACGCGTCGAGGATGTTGAAGCCCACGTAGTCGACGACCTCGTCCTCGTCCATGCCCTGCTCGGTCAGGGCCGCGACGATCAGGTCGTAGTCGTAGACCACGAGGGCCGGCTTCGTGTACTGGCGGCCGACGCCGACGATCGCCGCGTCGAGGCCGTCCATGAACAGGGCGTCCGGGTTGTCGTCCTCGAGCTGCTCCTCGGCCCACGCGCGCCGGCGCTCCGGGGTCAGGGCTGGGGGACCTTGTCCGTCCACGCGTTCTCCGCATCCGATGCGCCAACCAGCCACACCGCCCCGCCCCGCTCGACGCCGTACAGGTAGCTGGGCACGCCGCGATCCTGCGCCTTGTCGGTGAGGCGCACGGTGCCCGAGTCGAGGGGCTCCCGCTCGAGGTCCTCCTCGGACACGAACGCGAGGACGAGGTCGCTGCCCGCGACCATGTCGTAGTCGCGCTCCCACGTTGCCTCGCGCCCGGACACCTCGGCGTTGGGCTCCGGGATCCACCAGACCGTCGAGAGGCTGAGGTCCCGGCACAGCCGGTAGACGTCCATCTCGAACCGCTCGGCTCGCCGTATCCCCGAGCGCAGGTTGATCGTGGCGTCCGCCGGCAGGGCCAGCAGGAACCGGATCAACCAGCGCGGGGCATGTCCCGGCGGCAGCTTTCGCGCGCCGGCGATGGTCACCGCGGTCACAGGGTCATGGGGCTCGGCGCCAGCTTATGACCGGGATCCCGCAGGCGCGCAGGGCGCGGCAGGCAGCGGGCCCGAGGTCGAACACCCGGTTACCCCAGTAGGGACCACGGTCGGTCACCTTGGCGATGATCTGGCGGCCGCGGTAGCGCAGCTCGACGAGCGTGCCGCACGGCAGCGTCTTGTGGGCGACGGTGAGATGGACCGCATCGAGGCGTCCTCCGCAGGCCATGTGCCTTCCTAGAAACCCGTCGCCGATCCCGTATGCACTCGCGTGAACGGTGACCCAGCGGGTGGGCAACGAGGCTCGCAGCTTCACGACGCGAGCCTGCGTCACCGACCTCAGATGGTCGGCCTTCGGTGCCACCACCGCCGGCGCTCGGCCAGACGAGCTGACCGAGGAACCACCTGAAGCTACCGGGATCGTACCGGAACCGATGGCGCCGACGCCCAGCGCGACCGCGAGCAGCCAGCTCACGACTCTCGGTACAACAGGTCGCCGATGTTGGCGACGTGGTAGGTCCCATCGTCGAGCCAGCGCACCAGCGCCATGCCCTCGACGGACCCCGCCGGCGACCCGACGAACCACTTCAGGACGATCGCGTCGTGGACGAGCTCAGGCCGGCTGCCGGAGCTGGGGGTGAGCCGGGGCCCGCCCGACTCGTAGTGCTTCACGGGCTCGCCCTCGGGGGTGCTGAGCAGCTCGCCCATGACCGGTTCAGTCTGCGGCTGGTCCATCGGGAACCTCCTCCCCTGACCACCTCGACGGCAGGGATGCGTCGATCAGCGGCCAGCTCTTCCCCTGCATCTCCCGGCGCTCGCGACAGGCGTCGCGGTCAGCGCAGCACGGGAACGCTCGGAACCCGGCGCCGGGCTCGTTGCCGGCGATGTTGCGGACCCGGATCGACACGCCCTCGGCGACCATACCGCACAGGCGACAGACGAACGGGCCGTGCGGCGGCAGGTGCTTGCGGCTCTCGGCGATCTGGCGCTCCCAGATGGGCCCGCGGTACTCCTTGCCCGGCTTCAGCCCGGAGGCCTTGTCGCCGAACGTCGGTCCGGTCACCGCCAGCGCCGCGTGTCGAACAGGTTCAGGTCGTCGGTCGTCAGGAAGTGGGCCTTGCGGCCCCGATCGCCCGGATCGGTCAGCGGGATCTTCTTCGCAAGCCGGGAGAGGATCCACCCCCGGATCTCGAAGGTCGGCGGGGTCCCCCGGATGCACGCGACTCGGCGATCACCCGGGTCTTCCGGGGCAACCTTCCACATCGACGACGCTGAGTAGCGGATCTCCCACAGGGCGCCCGCGTCAGGCGCCTTGAACGTGTTGACGCCTTCGTCCCACTCGATCCCGAAGACCACACAGAACGCGAGCTCAGCCTGCGCCCCCTGTATGTGGCGGTTTACGGAGGTGTCCTGCCCTCGTCCGGTATATGGGAAGCGAGGCTTCCGGCCGACGGACGCCTCGGCTCGTCGGCGACCGACACGCGCGCCGCGCGCCATCTGGGCTTCGTCGAGGGCAACGTAGATGCTGTCGCCTACGACCCAGACACTAGCGGCCACAGCACGCGCAGGGCACGAACGCCCCGATCCCCAGCCACACCCGTGGTCTCTGCATGTCGAGCTCCTTGCTGATTGCCGTGGGGTAGAACCGCGAGTCGTCGACCCCGAGCGCGACCTTGAGCGCGTCGTCGACGATCTTCATGACGTTGTCGAAGTCCATGTCGCGGGAGAGGTAGAGCCGGTAGTCGACCCTGATCCGCTCCGGTGGGATCCACCCTGACGGTCGGGCGGTCCTGATGACCGGGATGGCGCCGTCGATGTACGCCTTGACGTGTGCGTTCTTCGCGATCCGGGAGTACGGGACGTTGCCCCCGTCCTTGCCTCGTCGGTAGCCCCGCTGGATCTCGTTCTCGTTGCCGCTGGCCGGCTGACCGAGGATCACGACGGGCCACATGCTCATGTCTTCGACAGGCTGGTCCAGTTGGCGAAGACGTCACCCTCGACGTAGAACGGCCGGCGGTCGAGGCGGGAGTAGGCCAGCCGGTACTCGACCACGACGACGCTGCCGTCGGGATCCGTCGGGGAGTCTTCCTCCGAGAACGCGATCGGCCGCCTGACCATGACCGGGACTCGCAAGGTCGACGGCAGCGGAGGGGTGATCGCGAACGACTCCCCGTCCCGCTGGCCGCCGACCAGTGCGATCCGCATCTAGGCCTCGCCGCCCTCGGAGTCCGTGGTCTCGGCCGAGTCGCCGCCCTGATCGGCGGACCCCTTCTTCAGGGTGCGCGCTCGGTCGATCGAGTAGCCCTTCTCGGTCTCCTCGGTCGTCTCGGTGTCGTCGCCGGCGTTGGCCGTCGGGTTGTCCGACTGGGTGGGATTGCCGCCGCCCGACGGGCCGATCTTGGCGTCGTCGCCCTCGTCGGTGCGCTCGGTGTCGCGGGTGCCTTCTTCGGTCACGGGTGCCTCCTGCTTTGGCGCCATTTCAGACGCCGACGTTCATGTCCTGCGTTCGGACCGCAGTGACCTTCTTTCGGTCCACGTACACCCCTGCATCGCCGTCGGCGACGTAGTAGTGGGTGCCAGTGGCGCTGATGTAGCCGAGGGTGGTGTCCCTTCGCAGCGTCGTGTACGGATCGCCGCCGGGGGTCTTCTCGAGGACCGTGCCCTTGGGCAGATCGACGACCCGATGCACGGTCGTGGGGACGAGGTTCATCATCGGGTTGCCCTCCGCGTCTGGCAAGAGCTGGTCGAGGTTGATCCAGCCGCAGAGCCCGGACAGGCTCCGCATGAACGGCTCGATCGCTGATGCCGGGATCCACTCGCCGTACCCGGACAGGTCCTTGTTCAGCGGGTCCCAGACCCGGTAGTTGGGGACGACGTAGTTGCAGATCCAGATCGCGTGGTTGAAGTTGGCGCCCACCTGCTTGCGCCACTCGACGGGGATCGCCCCGTAGAAGCCATCGACGACGAGGCCGAGCCCTGCGGTCAGCCGCGACCGGATGTCGGGCAGCGTGAGCGTCGACCACTGGAGGACCTTGACCGGGTTGGTGATGTGCTGGATGGCGACCGACACCTGCCCGAGGCTGACGCCGTCGCTGTCCTGTGGTTGGATCGCGGCCCGGATCTCCTTGCCGTCGTGGTTCTCGACGCCGTTGGTCGCGTAGTAGAGCATCCGGCCGGCCGACACATCTTGGCACGTCACATAATGGCCGTTGGCGCCGGGCGTGAAGTCATCCCCCTCCCAGTCATTCGGAGGCAGGAGTCGTCCATTCAGCGTTGGCTGAGTCAATTCGCGCCCTTCTTTCTATTGCAAGGCGGACATGCTGGAGCGAGGTTCTCCAGCGAATTAGACCCACCCCGCGCGAATGACACGACGTGATCGGTGGAGAGCGCGGGCATTGCGCCGCAGTACACGCAAGGCAGGAGGTGGAGACGGGCGAAGTCTTCCTTCGTTAGGGTGCCCGGGTCGACGCCCAGCGCCCGTGCCTTCTTGCGGGCGTCCCGCCATGCCTGAGCGGCTTTGACCCACGGATCGGGTCTGTGTTCGCGATGCGGATGAGCGGCGCTCCACTTCGCCCAAGTGGCCTTGACCCGATCCGGGTGCGCGGTGCGGTACCGCTGTTGTCTCTCGGCTGGGGTCAGCAGCTCTTGGCTCAGGCGGTGCCACGTCACAGGGTGCGTCCCTCCTCTTCGGCAAGCCGCTGCTTCTCGGCGAGCTCCCGACGATCGAGCGTCTGGATGACTGCGGCGATCAGCCCGGCGAAGAGCCCGGCCACGATCGCCAGTGCCAGCGCGAGCTGGGTGAGCTGCTCGCCGATCAGGATCGAGAGGATCCGATAGACGAGGGCGAGGATCACGAGGGTCAGGATGGCGATGCCGGCTGCGATCAGCCCGATCTCCCACGGGTCGAACCGGGGAGCTGGCGTCGGCCGGCGCTGCTGGGTCATGCGGCGAGCTCCGGGTAGAGCTTGGCGAGGTGGTCGCGCTGGGCCTGAGCTGCCGCCTTCTGCTTGGCCCAGATCCGGCCGCCCTTCTCGCCGTGCCCGAGGTGATGGCCCCAGCACAGCGTCAGCAGGTGCTGGAGATCGTGCTCGGTCGTGCCGGCGATCTGGAGGTGCTGGAGCGTCAGGACCATTCGGACCAGCGACATGCGCTTCTGGAGCTGGAGCTCGATCGGCGAGACGGCCAGCCCGTTGACGTCATGGCACGGCCCTGCTTCCGGGTCGAGCGTCGGTGCCAGACACGTCCAGCCGTCACGCTCGAAGACCGCAGTGCTCAGGGCTTCCCACTCTTCCCGAGAGAGCCGTCGAGCACCGGAGTGAAGTCCCATCAGCTCCTCGTCGAGGGTGCAGTGCAGTTCTTCAACCACCCCCTCTGAAACCGCAGAGCAGCGGGACCCCCTTTAGGGGGTGGGGGTCCTGCGCTGCGCTGCGCTGCGGTTTCGGGGGCAAACGTGTTCATTCTTCGCTGCGCTGCGCTGCGCTGCGGTTTGCGAATGCGTCGTTCGTGAGCTGGAACCGGCCGACGCCGACGCCCACTTCCTCGAACCTCGAGTCCTTCCGCATGGCGCTCATAACGGTGCCCGTATCCCAGTCGTTCTCCGCGGCGATCTCGCCGGGTGACACAGAGCGGTCGCCAACGGCGGCGACCAGAGCATCGACGCTGAACCCAACGGCATCCTCTGGCAGGGTCGTGGCTTCGGATGTCCCACCGGCAACGACCTGCGGCTCGAATGCGAACGCGGTACCGGCCTTGATGACGGTGAGGACCATGTCCTCGTCGTCGAGCTCGCCGGCGTAGGTGGTGTCGGGGACCAGCATCACTGACCCCTCTGGGCTCTTCGACCACTTGTCGAAGTAGAGCGTGATCATGGACAGCGTGTCGTCCCGAAGCACCTGCTCGCAGGTGATCAGGATCCGGCCGGCCTTGGTCCGCCAGAGCGTGAACGTGGTCTTCGCCATTCGGCTCTCCACTACAGCGGGAGGTGTTCCCGTCCCACGATCCAGAACCCTGTCGGCTCGCGCTCGAAGCGCGGATCCTTGCTGAGTCGATCCCGGACGGAGCCCGGGTTGGCGCTCAGGTTCTCAGCGATGGTCGGGGCCTTCATGCGAGATCCCTGCAACAGCTCGAAGATCTTGTCCCCGAGGTTGGCTTCCTCGGCCGGGGTCGCCGGCTTCGCCGCTGGGGGCGCCTCGGCGTGGATGGAGGCGACGTCGGCTGGCGCGAATGCTACAGACCCGGGTTGCCATGTCATCTCGAGACCGAGCGGCGGGTGCTCGGCATCATCGTTGCGCTTGAAGTCGTAGATGGCGAGGCGGAGCCTGCCGTCGATCGGCTCCCCGGGCCGGATCTCCCACGCCGCCCGGCTGTAGTTGATCTTGTACACACTCCCGTATGGGACGCGGCCCTTCTTGCCGGCCAGCACCAGCTCCTGTTTCGACACGTGATCCACAATCAGTGTGGATACCTGCCCGAGGTACCGGATCCCCTCGAAGAGCTTCAGTGCTCCCTCGTTGGCATCGCCGTAGTCGCCCTGATGGCCGATCGCCTGCGCCGCGGAGTCGATCACGACGTAGACGATCTTGTGCTCGGCCACGAACGCCGAGAGCTCCTCGGCATCGTCGGCGAGCGGCTTGTTCTGGCGCCGGTAGTAGATCCCCCGCGGCACCTCGATCTCCATGCCCGCGCAGATCGAGACGATCCGCCGGTTGACCTTCTGGCGGCTGGTCTCCCAGTCGAGGTACAGGACGGGCCCCTTCGCGTGCTGGGTGGTGCCGGGCAACAGCTCCCGGCCGGCGGCGACCGCGATCGCCAGCGTCAGCGCGATCAGGCTCTTGCCCGAGCCACCGGGCCCGTACAGGAGACCCGGCTCGTTCAGCGGGCTGAGGGGCGCCACCGCGTACTGCGGCGCCGACCAGTCGATGGCGTCGTGCCCGATCTCGGTGATCGGGTCGCCCTCGGCCGAGATCGCCATGATCCTGACCGCGAGCTCGTCGAGCCAGTTGACCCAGTCGACGCGGACCCCGGGTGTCCGGGCGTGGAGCAGCTCCGCCAGCTTGGCCCGGGCCGGCGCGCTCGTGATGTTCGTGCGGCTGCCGTGCAGGATCCCGTCGACCGTCTTCACGCCCTCGATCCGGCAGCGGACGAGGATGTCGGCCGTGATCTCGTCCGAGCGTCGCTTCAGCCGGGTGAGCCGGATGGAGGTGGACGCCTCGTCGATCCGCAGGAGGTAGCCGAGCCCCTTGCGCGAGAATTCGGTGCGCTGGGGCGGCAGCGGCGGCTCCTGCGGTGCCGGAGCCTCGGTCTTGGTGGCTGTTCGCGCCGTCACCTCGCAGGCTCGCGCCGGGGCTTTGCGGGTGGCTGGAGCTGGTGGCGCTTGGTCTTGTTCGACCAGTAGTCGTCGCCGAGCTGGGTCACGCGCAGCTCACGCTGGCGCGCCTTCGTCTTGCGGCGTGCCTTGATCATCTCGGCCGCCTCGATCCGTGATCTGACACCCGGGTACGGGCGTCCAACGGCGCGCCCGAATTCGTCGAGCACTAACCGGGAACCGGGGACATCCAGACCGATCGACTCGCCCTTGGCGTCGACCTCGCGGCCGGTGCGACAGACCACGAACGGGTACCGATCGTCGAGCAGGAGGAAGTCAGGCTGGAGCGGTCGCTCGCGGCCACAGTGGGTGCAGTACCAACGAACGGCCGGTTCAGTCATGATGCGCGCGTGCGAGACGCCGGCGCGTACTTCGTGAGCTCGAAGGTTCCGCGGCCACGGCCGTCGTTGTTCAGGATGCAGCCGGGCCCGTGGCAGATCGCGCGCCGGTCATCGCGGGTAATGGACAGGGAAGGGTGCTGGTCGTCATGAGCCGGGCACTTCACGGCGATCCCCGGGCGAGCGTTCTGCACGCCCCACAGGTCGCGCAGGATCTCCGACGCAGACGCGTTCTCAAACTCGTCGGGTCCCCGCGGTGGCTTCGGCCTGTCCATGTCGCGCGGCAGGTGCCGGGGGTCTACGAGTGGGACGTAGTCGGTGGCGATCTCGACGATCTTGGCCCTCGGAGTCGTCAGGAGATGGAGGAGGTTCTCGCCCAGCGAGGTCCCTTCCAGCGGGCTGGGGCCCCACGGGTAGACGAGCGAGTACCGCTTGCCCGTCTTCGGGTGCGGCATCGTCGGCATCCGCAGCGCGTGCCCGAGGGCGCCTTCTGCGAGCTGGTCGGCCCCGGGGCGGAGCTCGACGCGCGCGTCATCGACCCAGCGGCCCGCCTCGGCGTCGTAGACCCGTGGTACGCCTGCCTTCTCGATGAAGAACCGCATCATCCGGCGGAGGACCTTCGCGGGGACCTGTTCGTCGACTGAGCCCCACAGGTGGGCGCCCCGCCGGCTCGCCTCGACGTAGCAGTGGATGCCGGCGTCGACCATGAGCGCGCCGATCTTCATCGCCCAGTCGTGGCCGTCGTCGAGGTCGAGGTCGATCGCGAACACGTGGCTCACGCCACCGGGCGCGATCAGGTAGCAGGAGACCGACGGGCCCCTCTTCGTCAGGCCGTCGAGGATGACCTGTGGAGTCAGCGGATCCCGGGCGTAGACGCGCGCGTCACGGGGCCCGCTCCAGCGGCCGGCAGGCTGCCAGCGGGGCTCGTCGCCCTTCAGGATCTTGGGGTCGGTGACCCAGTGGCTGTACACGTCGGCGCGCGGCGCGAACAGTGCGATGTAATACGAGGCGACCTGCTCCGGGTCGTAGGACATGTCCCTCTCCGTGATCCCCGCGGTGACGGCGGGGCCCGATCTACCAGCGCATCTCTTCGATCAGGCGGGCGAGCTCCTCGGCCATCGCTCGGAGGTCGGAAAGGCGCTGATTGTATGCCGCGACGCCGACGAGATCTCCACGATCTCGCGCGTCGGCGCGCAGGTGAACGGAGCGCAGAACGCTCTGGTTGAGCTCGGCCGCGAGGAGGATGGCCTGCTCCCGGCGCAGGCGCATCCTCCCGTTGGTGAACCTAGCCGATGGGCTGGTCCCCAAGCTCCTCTGGCGGTTCCTCGTCGGCTCGTTCATCGGCTCCATCGTCTGGGGCCTCGCCGCCGGCGTCTGTGTCGGCATCCTTGACCTCGTCGCCCTGATCCCCTGTCTCTTCGGACAGCGTGCGGATCAGGATACCGACCTGCTCGCCCCTCATGGACTGGACAAAGTTGAGGATCTCGCCCTGCTTGGTCGGATCGACGGTGTCGGTCTTGACCTTGAGGATCCGCTCGATGAACGCCAGCACGTCCGGCGTCTTCATCTTGGCGGCGGTGAACAGGCGCCACAGCTCCCGGATCTGGACGGGCGTCGGCACGCTGGACTTGCCGCCACGGCTCTGGCCGCGGGTGCTCTGGCGGCCGCTGACACGCGCCCCCTCGACGGCCTCGCCCTCGGCGGCGCGCTGGTCGACCTTCTCGTCGCCCTCGGGGTCGTCGCCCGTCGACACGAGGAAGGTCTTGAACAGGAAGTATTTCTCGGCCCCGGTGCAGGCCTTGTAGAAGCCCTTGTCGCCGGTGTCCTGCCCGGTGCCGTACCACTCGGTGACGCCCTCGGACCACATGTCGCCGGTGTCGCCGTTGACCCACGTGAAGCGGATCTTCACGGTGGTCAGCCAGTTGGTGCCGCCACGCTGGGTCTGGCCTTGCGCCTCGACCTTGTAGTCGAGGACGGTCTGGTGCAGGAACAGGTGCTCCCGGGCCATCAGCGGGCGGATCCGCTCGACGAGGTCCGACTCCCGGACGAACGAGTAATTCTGGGCGCGGTTCCTGCCGAGCTTCGGGACGCTGCCGACCTCGGCGAGCACCGCCACGAGCTTCAGGGTGATGGACTCGGGCGGAGCGACGGCCTTGTCCCCGATGGGCGGGACCTCGGCTGGCTTCTCCGCAGCCTCTGCTGGCGCCGCAGCGGGCTCCTCAGCGGGCTTGGCGGTTCTAGGTGGCACTGGACCCCTCCTCAATTGCCGAGATGCTGCTGGAACCGCTGGTACGGCCCACAGATGGCCTGATGCGGGCAGGCGGCGCAGGTGAAGGCACCTGACAGCCCGAGCGGCTCGAACCGGCCGGCGTCGATGCCCTCGGCCGCCTGCTCGAGCTGCGCTGCGAACCAGTCGACGTCGGTCGCCGACGGCGGGTCGATGTACTCCGGCCAGTAGTAGGGCTCCTTCGTCCGCACGATGTAGTCGAGGACGAGGAGGTTCGGCATCCGGCCGGCGATCACGTGCTCGACGCCGAGCGCGTAGCCGATCATGTTGAGCCGGTACTTGCCGGGGCGCGGCCGGCTGTGGGTGACCTTGGTGTCCCGGAGAATGAGCTGGGCGCGCCACGGGTCGAGGTCCTCGGGGTCAGCCAGCGCGTCGAGGCGGTCGATCGCGCCCGAGTAGCCGATCCCGTTGACCTCGATCTCGAAGGCCTCCTCGACCTTGCTGATCTGAGGCGCCTCGTCGACGGACGCGAGCACGCGCAGGTAGGTGGTCAGCGCCTTGAGCCCGGACTCCCGGCCGTCCTCGACGGTGCCGTCGTCCTTGGCGAGCTTCACGGGCCCGGCCGCGAGCTCGATGTCGAACGCCCGGTGGTAGATCCGCTCGACGTCAGGTGTCGGGTCGACGGCGCCCTCGGCGAGGTGCTTGAGGACCTTCTCGATCGCCTCGTGGACCGCAGCGCCGATCACCTTCTTGAGGCTGGTCTCGCCCCGCTCGGCGAGCACGTAGCTGAAGTACCACTGGAGCGGGCAGTCGAGGTAGACGTTGAGCGAGCTGGCGGACAGGACGACGTCGGTCACCTAATTCCACCGGCCCCTGCGGGGACGCCCGACGATCATCGGGACCCCGCCGTGGACGATGGCGCACGGGTGCCCGAACGAGTCCCACTCAGCGAGGTACTGGGTGATGTCGGCGTCCGGGATCCCCAGACGGCGGACCAGCGTCTCGAAGTCGGCCCGTCGTTCTGGTCCGAACGCGCTGTACTTGCAGTCCATCGGGCCGAATTCAGCTTCGGCCTCCTTGCACAGGATGTGCTGGGCAAGGTCGAGCACCTCCTCGATGCTGGCCTCGGTGGGGGCAGCGACGACGGCGACCGAGACGTTCGCGTCGATGCCGATCTCAGCCACGCTTGGTCGGGCCAACGGTGCCCTTCACGGGCGTGCCCTTCGCGCCAGTGGCCTTCTCGAGCTTCGGGTTCGGCGTCAGCGGGCCCGGGCGGGTGTCGGCCTTCTTCGTGTCTGCCATCAGGGGATCCTCCTACCGGAGCGTGACACGTTGTCTGTCACGCACCCTCTGGATGAGGTCGGCCCGCAGGAACCGGTGGACGTACAGGTCAGCGGCGGGATCGCCGGGCCTCGACGTCAACGGTGTGGACGGCCGACAGGGGCATTCTGCATCTGCTCGGTGGCCCTCCTTGCTGCCCAGATACACGTGGGCGACGTGCTCGACGAGATCCGCGTGCATCACGGCGCGGCGTTCCAGCCCGGGACCTCGACGGTCAGCCACTGCTGTCGCTGGTCGCCGAGGTTTCGCAGGACGTGCTTGGACTTCATCCCGTTGGGGTGATTGCGGACGAGCTCCCGGATCCGCTCGACCGCGTTGGGCTTGTCCTTGGGAATGGCGCGGGCGCTGTCGATCTGGAAGATCAACTCCAGCACCAGCTCACGCTGGGGGAGTGGTTCGAGCTTGGCGTTCACGGCGGCTCCAGCTAATGGCCTCCGGGCGGAGCGGGGTGTCGACCGGCAGGCCGGCGATCATCGAGCGCACCCGGGCGCGGTCGTGGTTGGCGAGGTTGGTCGGGAGCCGGATGCCGAGGGCGTTCGCGGCCGCCCGGATCCACTCGTTGGTGAGGTAGATGCGGGCCCAGCCCTCGCTGTTGCCGACGACGGGGTTGGTCTGGGCGCACAGGTACAGGAACCGGCGGACGCCCTGCTTCGTGATCCGGGTCCGCTCGCCCCAGTGGACGATGTTGCCGGTCACGGCGCCCAGCTCATGGTCCTCGCCGCAGGGGATCCCTGTGCCCGGGATGATGCCCCGGCAGCGGATGACCTTGGCCCAGTCGGCGAGCTCGGCGAAGGTGTACTTGCGTGCGCCGCTCATTCGCCGTTCTCGCAGGGGTCGCTCCAGTCTTCGAGCTCCCACTCGACGAGCTCCGCGGCGAGGCCGTCGGCGTCGGTGAAGTTGTGGCCGGTATCGCCGGGATGGTTGCTGCGGTCCCACGACACGACCGCCCACGGGCCCGAGATCGAGACCGTGTGCTCGTTGCCGTTGCCGCAGTACACCCGGTAGGTGCCGACGACCCGGGCCTGCTGGCTCGCCGACTCCGGAGACAGGACAGCGTTGCGGTGCCGGCGCTGGAGCTGGATCGACTCCAGCGATCCGGGCCCGAAAGTGATGGGCTTGGCAGGCCTGCTCAATGTGCCCTCCTTGCTCTGAAATTCCGCCAGCACAATTTCAGTGCTGGGTACTTTGGGCCCCTACGCCAGCTCGTGCTGCGCGAGCGCGGTCCTGTCGAGCTCGAGCTTGGCGCGGGTGACCGCGACGTACTCCAGTCGGAGGGCCGGCTTGTTCTCGGTCTTGACCGCGGTGAAGTCCTCGCCGATCTGGACGGTGTCCCACTCCCGGCCCTTGGCCTTGTGGGCGGTCGAGATGATCAGCTCGGCGCTGGCTTCGCTCGTCATCCGGGCCACCGAGGCGCGGATCTCGGCGGTGCCGAATTCGTCGACGAGCTTGACCATCAGGCGCAGGTCCTCGCCGTCCTCGTCCATCGCCGCGTAGGCCTGAACGTCCTCCCAGCTTGAGAAGCAGGCGAGGTCGGGATGGCTGGTGTGGCCGCTGGTCTTGAGGTCGTCGACCGCCCGCGCGAAGCGGTCGAGGTCGTCGCCGCCGCCCATGACGTAGCAGCGGATCCCGTCGTCCTGCGCCCGGAGGAGCCGGCTCATGACGACGGCGTTGGTGCGGGCGAGAACCGCCCGGGGCCGCTCGATGCGACCGACACGGGAAGTGATCGCCGGATTGCCACGGAGGCGGAGCGGGGCGTCGAGACGGCCGAGCACCTCGTTGGCGACATCGGCGACGGCCTGCCCGAAGCGGAAGCTCTGGGTCAGGAACGTGCGGTGCCGGACGTCGACGTTCGCGAGCGCGTTGACCGCGCCCGTCCACGCGTAGATCTCCTGCTGGGAGTCGCCGACGTAGACGAGCTGGCTGTCGTGCTGGGCGCCGACGATGGCGGCCATGACCGGGTTCGCGTCCTGCGCCTCGTCGAACAGGATGTAGTCGGCGTTGATGACGGGGTCGTCGAGCTGCCACATCTTGAGGTAGTGCTCGTGCTTGAAGGGCGCCCAGCCCCGGAGCGGGTCGTGCAGGTCCTGCCAGTACGCCTCGACGAACGGCATGAGCTGCTGGCGGATCGCGTAGTTGTTCACCGGGTACTCGCCGGGCTTGTCGATGCCGTCGATGTACCGGAAGTGGTGAAGGCCGATCACCTCGTCGGCCGACTGGCAGAAGCCGAGGATCGCCTTGGTGACGACCGACGCGAGGAACGCCGCGGAGAGGTGCTTGGGGTTGCCGGCGAAGTCGACGACGTCGAGCGGCTTGAGGCCCAGACGCTGGCCGACCTCGCGGCTGGTCATCCTCATGCTGTCGCGCAGCCGGCCCTGAAACTGGTAGCCGACGGCCCGGAACGCGAGGCTGTGTGCGGTGTTCGCCGCGACCCACGTCGGCAGCTTGCCGCGGGTCTCCTCGACGATGCTCTTGTTGAACGCGACGTACTGGCCGCGCTCGTCGGGCGCGCTCTGGGCGAGCATCACGAGCGTCGAGGTCTTGCCGGTGCCGGCGCCGGCCTCGACGGCAAGGTTGCCGCCATCGGCGAACAGGTCGATCGCCTGTTGCTGCTCTTCAGTGGGCTTCATCTCGGCTCCATTCGACAGTCTTCCCCTCGGGGCCGTGGTGGATCGTCATCGACGTCGACCCGTGCTCCCGCTGGTAGGCGAGGTGCTGGGGGGTCTGGTGCCAGTTGCGGTCCTCCTCGACGGTCGCGTCCCGGAGCTCGGCGACGTAACCGGCCTTGGTGCGCCAGCGGTTCCCCGTCTGGAGGCAGCGGACCTCGGACCAGTTGGACGGCGTCCGGTGGTAGCCGTTGAAGGCGGAGTGGTTCTCGTGGCGTTGGGTCACGAGGTGGTCGTGGTCCTTGGCCGTGCAGGCCGGGCCCATGCTCATGGCTTCTCCGTGTTCAGGCTGCGGGCGTATTCGAGGACGGCCTGTAGCTCGTTCTCCTCGGCGACCGGGTCGATCTCGAAGTACCGGTGGAGCAGGGCGCTGGGGCCGTCGTGGACCGGGATCAGCCGGTCCTCGCCCCAGACCCTCAGCTTCTGCCAGCGACCGAGCACAATCCCCTCGGCCGACAGCCAGTCGAGGAACCCGCTGATGACGTGGCTCTGGTCCATGACCCGGGCCCGCTTGTCGAGCGTGGGCGTCAGGGGCCGCTCAGGCATCGAAGTTGATCCCTAGCCCGGCCACGGCCTCGTCGAACCGACGGAGCGCCCGGCGGTCCAGCGTCTTGAAGTCGCGCTGGGTCGCGGGCCCGAAGGTGAACCGGGTGATCTGGAATGTCGCGACGGCGCGCGCGAGGAGCTGGACGGCGTTCATGTAGACGCCGTAGGGGGCCTTGAAGTAGACGCGGGTGCCCTCGAACGGGCCGCCCTTGGTCCAGATGCGGACCTTGAAGATGCGGGGCTCGTAGACCTCGCGGGGCGTGGGCGAAACCGGCTGTGCGGTCATGTGTCTGACCTCCGTGGAGCCGGTCGGGCCGGCGGGATGGGATCGTAGCACGTGGGGAAACGGCCGAGACATATGTTTGAGCTACGTCTCGGCCGCGTTCGACCTCAGCAGTGCGTTCTGCCGAGGAGCGTGGTGACTTGGTCCGCCTTGGCGGTCGCGGTCTTGAGCTGGGCGAGGCCGCGGTTGAAGGTGCTCTGG